CTGCTGCGGCTGGTTAGCCTGCTGGTCCACGTCGTCGTAGCGGGTACCGACCGCAGTCAGCTTGGCCCGGTCAGCGTCGCTAAGGTTAAGCTGCACGCCCGACTGGCGGGCCAGAACCACCTTGGTAGAGAGGTCCAGTGCGTCGGTGAAAGCACCGATCGCGCGAATGTCCGCCTGCGTGGCGCCCGACTTAGCGAGCGCCACCACCAGGCCCGGGTTGGACTCGAAGCCGTCGTAGGCCGCGGCCGTGTGCCGGATGTTCTCCTGGTCCTGTACCAGGTCAACCAGGTCATCAGCCACGGCTCACAGCCCTCGTCTCATCGCCGCCAATCCGAGGGCGGCCAACTGCCCTGTCCGGTCAGTGGCGGACAGGCTGTAAATCAGGTTCGTAAGCTCCCCGGTAGGCGCCTGGATGTTCCCGGGCAGAACCTCGGAGCCCGGACCAGGACCGGCGTCTACGCCGGCGGTCACGGGCTCGTCGGGGCGCGTGGTGTCGGCGTCCAGCCCGAGGATGTCGGGACCGCCGCCGGCGGCAGGAGTAGAGCCGCCGGAAGCGCCCGCGCTGTACTTCGGGGTGGTGCGCGCCATCGGCGCGCCCGCCTGCTGCGTAGCCAGCTCCTTGCCGTCCCCGTAAGCCTGGTCCGGCATCCGGAACTTAGGCGCACTGTCGGTGCGCTGGCTGTACCTACCCGGACCGCTAACGGCCGCCGGCTTAGCCGGGGCCTGGTAGCCCCCAACACCGGCCATTAGTCCTCCACTGCGATCTCGGTCTCGAGCGAGCTGTTCGAGACGAAGCCGAAGCTCTGCTCCGGCTCCTCCTCGTCCTCGATGACATTGGCCTCGACGAGGTCTTGGGCCATCGCCCAAAGGGCCTTAGCGCGCCGGCGCGTAAGCGCCCGGACGGAAACCTGGACCCCGTGTGCCTCTACGTCGAGCCTCATCCGGGTAGCGGAACGCTTCGCTTGACCGACGAGGAGAACTGCGGGTTACCGCCCCGCATCGACGCCACGAGCTGCATAAGGTCCGGCGGACCCTGCTCTTCCTGCGGCGGTGCGAGTGGATTGCCGCCCTGCTCGGGTCCAGCCGGCTGCTCCGGCTGTGCAGGCGGTGCTTGAGGCGCGAACGCCTGCGCTACCGCGTCCTCGATTGTGGTTCCGTTACCGCGCAAGGTGATGACCTGCGCCATGCCCTGGATGATCGGGGTCGGGTCCATCCCGCCCTGGATCATCGCCGGGATAGCCTGGCCCAAGGTGTCCACCGCGCGCTTAATCGAGTCGCGGAACTCTTCCTGGTCAATGTGCCGCTGCTCGGTCTCGAGGTCCACCTCGACCGGCGAGTTACGGCGGAAGGTGTCCCGGCTAATCAGCTGGTCGTTGCGCAGCTGCAGCATGAGGACCGTGGCCTGCGCCGGCGTAAGGCCGGCGGCGAAGCCGTAGCTAACGTCGGCGTCGTAAGACCCGTTGATGTCCGAACCGGGGGTGAAGCTCTCCTGGTAGGACTCGCCGCTAAGAATGCCGCGGATCGTGCGGGTTACGTGCGGGAACCAAGCCTCGTCCATCTGGAAAGCGATGCTCGTAGCCTCGGCCAGAGCCCCGCCCAGTTCCATCTGCGCGGCCTTGATCTGAGCATCGAACTCGCCCAGTAGAGCAGCCACTCCACGGCCGGTGATAACACTGGCGTCGCTCTCCCCCGCTCGGACCTTAGGGTGCCGGCTAGCGGTGAAGACCTCTTCCTGCATCTGCTCTTCAACCGCGAAGACCGACGACGGCACCTCGAGCGGAACCCGCCCGACCCGGCCGTCTGTCTGGATGATCGCGTCAGGGCCGATGGCGACCTTGTCCACATCGCGCGGCACCTGCAGCGGGGAGTGAACCGACTTCTCCGCCGCCTCAAGGATGTACATACGCATGCGGTTGCGGGCCAGCTGCGGGTACACGGCGTCCGCGTACCGCGAGCGCTGCGTGTGCCGCTCGGCAATCGCGACCGGGCAGCGCCCGATCGGGTTGGCGTAGCGAACCAGAACCGAGTCCTTACGGTCCGGCAGGAACAGCACAACCTCGTTGTCGTCGCAGTAACGCACAACCTCGATCAGGTCGCGGTCGTTAGCGTCACGCATGCTCTGGTAAGGGGTAGCCGACTCGACGCGGCGGATCGCCGCGGCCTGGTCGGGGAACTTAGCGACCAGCTCGCCAACCGTCTCGTGCCAGCACTTCGCGTAATACTTGACGCGGCCCAGCCGGTCCCGAATCCAGTAAGCCCCGATCGGGCTCTCCGGGTAGATGAGCGGCATCTTCTTGTCGAAGTTGCACTCGACGTAGAACGGGACAGCCGAGTAGGTGTCGTAGTCGTCGGCGGCCTTAACCATCAGCCGCGGCAGGTTGGACTCCTGCCAGTAGTTGTGCCCGGCCTTGTTCTTCTTGCCGGCGCGCTGCTTGTCCTTCTCGGTCCGCATGGCCCCGACGCTGCAGCTCAGCGTCGGCAGCGTGCTTACCGAATTGGCGAAGTCCTCAGCTGCGTTGTTGATGAAGTTAGCGACGACCGGCTTAGGGAACAGGTCACTAAAGCCGCCCGGGTCGACGGCCTCAATCTCGCCGCCACGCACCAGCCGGAGAACGTTGTTCTCCCGGTCGCGCTTCTCCCCCAGCTCACGCATGTACCGAAAGCGCTCGGCGAAGTCGGTCATGCGCCCACCTGTGCTGCTAGATACTCGTTAATGTCGATGACACGCCGGCGGGAAGCGTCACGGCGGGACAGCCACGGGTTGCTCACGTGGCTGGTCAGGTCCGCGTCGACCCCGATGTACTTACGCGCGGCCAGGTCGAAGAACCACAGCGACATGACAAGGTCCGTCTTCTGGCCCTTACCGATCTGGTCGCTAGGCGCCCACGTCACCAGCTGTTCAATCAGCTGGTTAAGCACGGGGAACGAGGTACGCGACGGCAGCTCGATAAGCCCACCGCCGGCCCGGCGCTTAATGCGCCCGTCCTCACCAAGCTCGGTGCAGGACTCGAACAACGGCGCCAGAGACTGCACGCCCAAGTCCGGGTCGTGCTTGTTCGTGCCAGTAGTGTGCGGCGTTAAGCGCGCGCCATGCGCATACATCCACTGCTTGAAGGGCTCGTCGGTAAAGATCGAGCCCTGGAAGGCGTTGCGCTCGATGACCCACTCGTTAACCCCGTACCGCTGCGTCCAGTCCTGCATCAGCTTGACGCGCGTGGTCGTGCCCATCGCGGGCACGTTCACGGCGTCGAGGATGTAGCGCTTCTTGGTCTTCTTGTCGACGGCGCCCACAATGATCGCGGTGTAGCCGCTAACCGCCAAGTCGACAGAGCCGATAACGTAGAGGCCGTTCATGCCCTCGGGCCGGTGGCCCACGGCGTCCCCCTTAAGGGGACCGTGCAGCCGGCGGCCGTTAATGGCCGCCTCTACGGCGTCAGGGTTGAAGACCGCATCCTCGGGGGTGTCCTGCTGCTGGAAGACCAGTGACCATGTCCGCGGGTTAGTGCGCTTCTTAGCAAGCCGGCGGCCGGTCCACATCTCAACGGTCTCGCCGTTGACGCGGGTGTACGGCCAGAGGGTTACCCAGTTGTCGGGCTTGCCGTCGCCCTCGTCAAGCACTGCTGGTTGGGCCAGGTAGCTAAATACCCGATCCTCATTCCAATCGCGAAGCTCTCGCAGTTTGACATACAGGTCCACGGAAGCGATGCGGGTGCCGAGGACAAACATCTTTCCCCCGTCAGGGGGCAGACGGGTCTCGACTTCCTGCTGCAGCCATCTGAGCTGAGATTCCCACTGGGCGACGTTCGAGAGGGTGACCGCGTCGTCGAGGATGATGAGGTCGGATCGGACACCGTAAATCTGGCCTCCCATACCCAACGCCTGGACGGTCGGGTCCTTAGCGCCGCTAGTGCGGCCGGCGACGAAGATGTCGGTCTGCGTCCAGCTGGCGTCCGGGTCCTTCCAGCCGCCCTCGGGGCCGTACTTCTCGATGACGTGCTGGTACACGGGCGACGTAAGCCGGAACTTGATAGCCCCGACAATGTCCCGGGCTAGGCCCTGGCTCTTGGAGACGATGACGATTTTGATGTTCGGGTCGCGGTAGATCCGCCAGACCACGTAGTTAATCGAGAAGGTGATCGTCTTAGCGTGGTTGACCGGGATGTTGCAGAGAACCCGGTTAGGGTCGCCCTGCTCCCACGTCATCCGGGGGTGCAGAGACCGCGGGGTCCGCCCCTCGATCACATCGAAGATGCGCA